TGTTGTATCTTCTGATAATGGGTCTAATGATTCTACTGTAGAAGCTGTTTCTGCATATAAAGTAGAAACTTCTGATGATGATAGAGCTTTAGTAAATATTCTTACTTGGTCTATTTTACCATCTAAATAACTTGAAGCTGCTGTACCTAATTTACCAAAATAAAGGTCTGGATTACCAGTATAAGATATAGTTGTAGAAGATAAACTTGCATTTTGTGTTCCGTTAATATAAAGAACTACATTACCAGAACCAACTGTTACAACAACGTGATACCATTGACCTGTATTTGGAGTAAATGAATTACTAACGGATTGTTGAGTGCCATCAATATAACCAAACTCTAATTTAGAAACTGTACTATATCTTAAATACCAACCTAAATTTCCTCCACCTGACACATAAGTTGCAGCTACTGTACCACTGGCAGAAATGCTATTAAACATAACCCAAGTACTAATTGAAAATGTATTAGATGCAGCTTCAGGTATATATCCAGCATTTATATATCCACTCGAACCATTAAAATATCCTGCTGCACCAAACTTACCTCCATTAATAGAATGAGATGTAGAACCATCACCCTCGTATAATACTACTCCAAAATGTTCACTGGGTGTTATTCCTCCTGGTGCTGCCGCAGCTCCTTGTAATAGCCTTTTGTTTACAGCCATATTAGTCTATATTTGGGAAATCATAGCTCATTACTTTCTTTTTAGTAGTAAGTGCATTGATTTCTGATTCAACATTATCTGATTGGTCTCTTAATGCTTGTCTTGCTGCTGCTATATCAGCTGGTATTTCAGTTCCATTATCTGCATTTCTAATTATATACCAATCTGTAGCTGCAAGTTTGCTTCCTATTTGACCTTTAAAGTTGTTTATTTGTCTTGCTTTTAATTCTGCAAGTGTTTCACTCCAAGTAATATCTTCTGCATCTTTTCTAAATACTGATGAAGCTGAATCAAAATATATTTCTCCAAGTGTGTGTATTCTTGAATCATAAGTCTCATCTATAATTACATCAAATAATCCTGCAGCTCTTAATTCATCCGCAGTCATTCCTCTTGCGTTTAAGTGATAACCAGTTGATGACCTAAATTTAGCTGGTACATCTGGATAGGTTGTGATAATTCCGTTGTTATTTACTGCTTTCATATTATGCTTCTTTTGATATTACTGCCCACTGTTCTGTAGCTCCGTTAGTTGATACTATTTGAATTAAATTTGTTACAGTACCATCATAAGTACCGCTAATTTCTTTTACACTTGCAGGAAGTGTTAATGTATAATTTCCATCAATTACTAAATCAATAACCATTCCTGTTGAAACATTAGAGAATGTTAATGTAGTATTTGCTGTTAATGTCTTTGTATGTACAGCAGCTGCTGACCAATCTACATCACTTGCTGATATTGTAGCTGAAGTTGTAAACTCTGCTCCAAGTTTAGCATAAGTAATCTGGTCGTCTGCGATATGTGCTGTATCAATAGAACCATCTACATATTGGTCTGAATCTATTGAATTAGCAGCCATCATAGCATTTTCAACAGCACCATTCGCTATTGTAACTGCTCCTGCTGACATAGTAACGTCTCCACTAATTGATAGTGTACTACCGTCTCCTAAAAGACCATATAGTTCATTAAAGTTTGAATTTGTAGATTGCATTGCAGTTCTTAATGGGTCTCCTGTACCATCGTTTGCCGAACTACCTACGTTTATTGCTGTTTTTGCCATTTTATTTTATTTTAATATTGTGTTGCATCTGCTGTTACTAATGTGCTATCTGCACTAAATAATGTCGTATCTACTGTCAAGTATGAGCCGTCTGCATCAAAAGGATAAATTATACCCCATCCATTTGCTTCATTAACGCTTCCAAACCAGCTTACACTATATATTGACCCGAATGACATCTTTTATCTTTTTTAAATAACTACTTAATTTAATTTCGTTTTCTTTTTTAGGCTTATATGTATAAACCTTCTTTTTTATAATACCCATCCTGTAAAATTAACATCTCTCTCTGGATACATTCCTCCATCTTGACTACCAATATAATCAGGATAAAGGTCTAAATTATCATCCATGTAATCCATAAATCTTTTAGCATAAAAATCTGCTGTTTCTGTAGCATGTCTTGTTAATTTAGTAATTTCACTTTCTGATACAGATGTTGCATTTTCACTATTATGCTTATAAATCCCCCCATTACTAATTTGATATGCAGCATAAGGTAAATATGTTGCCTGTGTGTACCAAATAAGCATAGGTTTTATATATGTATTTAATAATGTTTCATTTGCACTTGTTAATGTGCTATTTATTACTTGAGTTTGCAATGCATTGTAAAATCTTGTACCTAAATAATTCTGTATATGTGTATCTTGAGCAACTTCTACAAATTGTATTAGTTTATCAGTATCTACATTCCCATCTATGATGGATTTTCTTTTTAACTCTTGTAATGTAATAAATAATGCTTTCATTTTTTATAATTTGGATGATGTCCTCTGTTTGCCATATCTTTTGGTGCAATTTCTACTTCTGCAGGGTTTTTAGGCTCTTTTAAGCCATCTTTTATTGCTTCTGCTTCACTAACAAGGTTCTTATCAGTAACTTTCTTTCTATATACCTTTAATTCCCAGTAATGATGACAATTTACACCACCTTTAAACTTAAATAATGAATAATTTTGTCCTTTGTGACCTAATTCTTTATTTATACCTCTAAAAGACATCATATTTATATCTTCTTTTCTAAATACAAGATTTTGACTTGTTAATAGCTCCATTTTTTGACAAAAACGTCTGCTATCTGCTGAATTTCTTACAGGAGCATAAGAATATCTAACCTTATATGTTGAATTGTCTTGTGATGACTCCTTATTAGGTTTAGCATCATCTTTTGATACTTCTGCAAGTTTAGTAAAGTCAAATTCTGCTTCTGTGTCTTCTACTTTTTCTGTGTGTACAAGTTCCCAGTTATCTTCATCTATTTTTTCACCTAATTCTTCTAATTGAGATAATAAATCATCTCCTTCTTCATCATTAAAGTCATTTTTCTCTTGTGATGATAGTTTTTCACCTGTTTCTTCTTCTCTTTTAATCTTTGTTTCAATATTATCAAGTTCTGTAAACTCAATTGGTTGTAGAGTAACAAAGTAAAGGTTAAGATTTATACCATTAAATGCTAATAATTCATTAAATGAGTTGATTAGTAGGGTTTGAAATGGTCTAATAACAATATTATCCATTAAAACAGATGCAGTTCTTAATTCTTCTGCATTATTTCCAAATCCAGTGTTATCTTTTATACCAAGTAGTATAGGAGAAACAACACCGTGACCAATCATTATCTTTTCTCTTGATTCTTTTGCTAAAAACTCATATTGAGCATGAGCATCTGGTAAATGAATAGGTTCTACTGTAGATTGAGCTTCACTATCTTCATTAAAACATAGAATAAATTTACCTGCATTAGAAGACCCACTAAACTTCTCATATATTTTAGATTCAATAAGCTGTTGAGCTTCATCTGATGGAATACCATTGTTAAAGTTTAACAGTAATGATGGTTGTAATCCATTTTGTATGTTGTTTATATGGTAATTTGATACTTCTTCTTCAAGAGAACAATATTGTAAACATCCTTGATAATCTACTGGAGAATAATAATAAAAACCAGCTCTATATGGTTTAATATAATATATTTCTACAGTTTCACTTTTTCTACCAAATTTAAATGCTGGTATTCTTTTAGGTTTATCTTGTGGTTTTAATTCTTTCCATTTAGGATGATAGTAAAATGCTTCTATCTTTCCATTTACTGCTTTTTCTGCTCTTAATGTTTCAGTAGGAAAATGTTGTAGCTGCATAATTTTAGTTTTCTGCTTGTTATATACAACTTGTATTGCAGCTTGTCCAAGTAATTTTAAATCACTTACAATTCTTCTTATATCTTTATCTTGAAGAATTTGTTGCATTTGTCCAAACTGAACAGCATTATCTTCTGAATCTGTTGCATTTAATCCTCTACCGTAAATTAAATCAGTAATACCATTAACACATCTTGAGTTAGTTGGACTACCTAAATATCTTTCTATTAATTCACCAAAATAGTTATTATCATCACCATATTCTATCCAATCATGTCTTGGTGATTCTTTTATAGTTGGTACTTCGTACCCTGATAGATTTATTACTTTTACTTTGTTCATATTATTATATATTTTTGGTCATCCGTATCAGTACCAACATACTGGTTATATTTATTACTGTTTAATGTGTGGTCTGTTGTATTATCTGTTTGTGATGTACAGTATGCTTTACCTCTGTATAATAAAGTACTTCCTTGTTTAAGTTCAAACGAATAACTGTTTTCTGCAGTTAAAATACTAAATGCAATAGACATCTCCAAGAAATTACCATTAGATGATAAAGCAGATGTAATGCTATTTATTGTTTGTGTTTTCCTTGTTCCATCTTCTACGATAACCATAGATAAGTCACTGGCAACTGTATATACTCTTGGTATTATACTTACAGTTTGAGATGAAGTTGTTGGTGATAATCTTATCATATTTATATAACCTATTAAGTTAAATATTGTTCAAAAAAAAAGAGGCAAATTGCCTCCTTTTCTTTTAAGAACACTCTATGTTTAAGAGTTAGTACCTGCTGTAATAGTAGCTGCAGGAGTTCCTGTTAATCCAGCAAATTCACTGAATGGGAATAATGCAGCAGTAGAATCTACAGTCATAAAGTTAGCTGGAGTTTTTTCCATTGCAGTAAGAGTTAAAGTATAACCACTTAAATCTCCCATAGCAGCACCAGTTACAATTGTACCTCCTGATACATCTGCACCGTGTTCAAGACCAACCATCATACAATTACCGTTATAATCTTCAACAATAACGTGAGGTCTTCCATAAGCCATTAATTTTAATTCTTTATTATCTTCTTTTGTAAGTTTATGAAGAGTTAAATTTAATGTTTGCTCATAAAAAGTAGTTCCGTTTTCTCTTGAAGAATTTACTGTTTGTTCTAATGATGAGTTTCCTTTTACTTCGTATTTGTAGGCAACCACAGTAGATGTATTAGTGATATTAGTAATTTCGTCTTCATTTGCTGTTCCTGAACCAGCTAATGTAACAGAGCCTAAATCTCCATAATTAACAAAATAAATATTTTTAATACCACCAACGACATCTTTACAAGGTTCCTTTCTTCCTAATGATAAATCACAAGCCATAATTTTTATATTTTATAAAAAAAGGCAGGTAGTTTATACCACCTACCTTTTTTTGAGTTGAACAATTATTTATTATGCAGTAGCGTATAATACTACTTCACTTCCAATTCCGTGCTGAATACCAGCAGTAAATCTCATTACGACTCTTACGTTTTGAGAACCGTCAAGGTCAGCCATATCAATTACTTTTACTTCGTTTTGGTCAGATAAAAGACCTGTACCGAAGAATAAGTTTGATTTTTGAGCTGCTACAGCGTCACTTGAAGATAAACCAGGAGCGTAAACTACTTGAATACCATCAAATGATAAACCAGAACCCATATTGTACCATTGAGTACCTTCGTTGTTAGTACCTGCTGCTCCTAATCCTGAAGCACCAAATCCACCTAAAGCTCTTACATAGTTTCTGTACATATCAGCTGGTAAGAAAATAGTCATATCTTCTGCACCATATACAGTTGAAGGAATTGCATCAGCAATTTTACCAAGCTCTGTAATAATGTTAGCTGCAGTAGATGTAGTACCTACTACGTCAACTACGTCTGCATCAGCACCTAAAGTAGTGATGAATCCATCAAATTGACCTGCAGTTGCGTTAGTACCAGTCCAAATGTTAGTCTCAATTCTTTGAGCTACTTTATCTGCTACGTGAGCAATTAAGAAGTCTGCAAAGTTAGAAGGTAGGTTGTCAAATGCAGAATATCCCATTTGAGCAGCTTCCCAGTCGCTTCTAAAGTCTTTTTTACATAACTCAAGGTTTACTTGAAACTCTTCAGGTTGTAAAATTCTTTCAGTAAGAGTAAGTGTTGATGTATCAGAAAAATCACAAGTTGCGTCTTTTACGATGTCATCAGTAGCCACTTTTTTCATTACTTGTTTATATTTAACATTAGGTACTACTGTAATATTACCTTCTGCTAAAGTTTTACCTGATAAAAGAGCAGCTGAGATATACTTCCCTGCAAATTCACCAGCGTAAGTAGTAGTTATTGAAGTTGTTGTTGCCATTTTTAAAAATTAATTAATTATTAGTTATTGCGTTTAATACTCTATTGTAAGTAGTGTTTCTATTTGCATTAGGAGCAAACCTAACACCAATATTATTACTTACTTCGTTTTCTGGTGAATGAGAGATTGCTTCAGCTGGTTCATCAGCAGATAGTTCTTGTGGAACTTCTTCTTTAGCCTCTTCTTTAGCTTCAATCATACCTTTTAGTTTTTCTACTGCAGATTTAAGTTCAGCGACCTCATCTTTAGTAGCATATTCTACAGCAGGAGCATCTTCTACGATGTCTTCTTCGTAGTTATCCTCTTGTAGTTCTTCAGCACCTTCTTCTGCAGAATATCTGATTTCTTTTACTTCAGCAGCAGGAGCTTCCTGTTTAATCTCCTCTTTAGCTTCTTCTTTTTTAATTTTAGCTTTAGGAGCTTCTTCTTTTAACTCAACTTCAGGAGTAGTTTCCTCTTCTTTAGTTGAAGACAAAAGAACATCTTTGATTTTAGTTACAATTTCACTTGCTTTCATAAGATTCTTATTTATAGTTATTACCGATTAAATTTATTCTGTTGTATTTTTATGCTTTCTTCTGAATTATGAACCATTCATTTCCGTCACACCAAATAGATAAACCTTCGTATGCAACATTTAATTCATAGTAGTTTGAGCTACCGTCTAAAGTTTGACCTGCTTTTGGAGTTAAACGTACTCTTGTATTTGTGTTAAAACCTCCATTAGTAACAAATCTTATAACCCTACTTAAACTTTCAGTTGTTGTTGCGTCTGGCAAATTTAAAACCATATTACCAGAACCTCCTGACCAAGATAATTTTAGAAGTCTTGTATTGTCATAACTTGAATCATTTAAGTCAACTGTTTGACCGTCTGAAACTGTTAAGTTTGTAGCGTGGTAATAATCTATAATATTACTATAAGTAGTATATTTAGTTTCACCACTTTGAACTATTGGAAATTTCTCTGTTCCTTGTAAAGCTGTTGCTGCGTTTAATTCTGATATTTTTTTATCTGCCATTATATAATAATTTTACCGTTATTTTCTTGTAATAGTCTATCTCTATCTTCTTGTAATAAATAAAATCTTCCTCCTATAAATCCTATTCCTTGTGCTTCTAATGTTCCATCACAACATTTTCTTGAATAAGTTCTACCATCAGGACACAAACAAGCTCTTGATGAACTTCTTGGTGATGAATAACTTAATGTTGCGTTCTTTCTTCTTTTCATTTTATTGGAACACAATTAGGTACTTTTCTACCATCTTTATCTTTCATACCTATCTGCTCATATCCATCTTGGCAAGGAGCTTTTAAATTGTGTTCCTCACAAGGCATATACCATACATCTCCTTCGTACTCGTGTGTATGATAA